ACCTCTTGTAGATATAAAAGACATATACTCATACATGTCAAGTCAGATAGGTATAGAAAGAGGTCATAAGACTCTTAAAATGGCTGACAAAGAACAATACGAGTTAGAAGAATTAGTCATGCATCACGGATTACTAATGGGTGGTAGACCGTGGGATGTAGCGTTTGATAAAGTTGGTAACAGAGATAAAGAATATTTAAGAGCCATAGAAGTAAGAGGGACAATATCAAAAACACCGAAAATAAATATTAGCACTATACATGGAGCTAAAGGTGGTGAAGCAGATAATGTAATGCTTCTTACAGACTTGTCTAGAAAATCACAAGAAGCTATGGAAAAAGATTCGGACGACGAATGCCGTGTGTTTTATGTAGGAGCAACACGTGCCAGAGAGAGTCTACATGTAGTACAACCACAAAGAGAAGGGGGATTCATAATATGAGTTTTAGTAGTGGAGTTGCTAGAATAAAAACTAGCATGACAAAAGAAGAAATACTAGCAAAGGCTAGTGACCTTGTTTCTAATGATAGAAACAAATCACATGGTGACGCATTTAATAATCATGCAGAGATAGCAGAGTTTTGGAATATATTTCTTGATAAGAAATTAAGACCAATGGCTAATATCACAGCTGATGATGTAGCCATCATGATGATATTGTTAAAAATATCTAGACATACACAAGGTGAAAAAATTAACATGGATAACTTTGTTGATATGGCAGGTTATGCAGCAATAGCAGGAGAAATTAGTGACACAGGATCTTTTTAAGACAGTTACATCACAATGGGTTGCTCCTACGGAGTTCCCTCGTATAGAGGGACGCGTAGCGATTGATTTAGAAACATGTGATCCAGAATTAATTAAACATGGCCCAGGGTGGCCAACTAAGAGAGGTAAGGTGATTGGTATAGCTATGGCTACTGCATCATTTAAAGCTTACTACCCCATTGCACATGATGGTGGTGGTAACATGGATGAAGATAAAGTTGTAAAATATATAAAATCTATTTGTGAAGATGAATCAATAGAAAAAATATTTCACAATGCGCAGTATGATATAGGATGGTTATGGGCGTTGAATATAGAAGTTAAAGGTAGAGTGCATGACACAATGGTGGCAGCAGCTTTAATAGATGAGAATAGATATTCGTATACTCTTAATAGTATAGTGCATGAATATTTAGGTGAGTTTAAAAACGAGCAAAAACTAAGAGAAGCAGCAGAAGCATTTGGTGTAGATCCAAAATCAGAGATGTATAAATTACCGGCTATGTTTGTTGGTGAGTATGCTGAGGCTGATGCAGATCTTACATACAAGTTACATGAAAAACTATCTTGGGAAATTGTAAAAGATAATCTTACAACAGTGTATGATGTGGAATGTAAATTAATTCATGTTATTTTTAAAATGACACAACGTGGTGTTAGATTTGATGCTGAAAAATGTGATAAATTGGAGAGTAGATTCTACAACAAAGAAAAGAAGTTGATGAAAAGAGTTAAAGATTTAACTGGACTTGACATAGAAATATGGGCCGCAGCTTCTATTGCAAAAGCGTTTGATTCTATGAATTTACCTTATGAAAGAACAGAAAAAACAGATTCACCATCGTTTACAAAAATGTTTTTGACAGATCATCCTCATGAATTACCAAGATTAATAATGCAGGCACGTGAATTAAATAAGTTAAGAGGCACGTTTCTACAAGGGTTAATGAATTATACAGAGAATGGGAGAATACACGCGCACATTAATCAAATTAGGTCTGATACTGGTGGCACTGTGTCTGGTCGTTTTTCTTATAATCATCCTAACTTACAGCAAGTGCCTAGTCGTGGTCAGTTTGCAAAAGATGTTAGAAAATTATTTATTCCTGAGATGGGTGAGTATTGGCTCAAAGCAGATTACTCACAACAAGAACCAAGACTCTTGACGCATTGGGCGTGCCTCGTGGACCAACCAGGTTCACATGATGTAAAAGAAGCTTATCAAAAGAAAGATTTAGACTTTCATCAACAAACAGCAGACATGGCAGGAGTGGATAGAAGATTAGCAAAAACAATTGGTCTGGGTGTTATGTATGGCATGGGTTATAATAAGCTTGCACGTGAGTTAGATCTTGAGCCACAAGAGGCTAAAGAGATGTTAAAAGATTTCCGTGGTAAAGTTCCTTTTATGCAAGGTATGCTTGAAGCTGTTATGAATCGTGCTAATTCTAAAGGCGTAATTAGAACTTTATTAGGTCGTAAGTGTAGATTTGATTTATGGGAACCTACGTCCTGGGGTGTACACAAACCATTACCTTTGAATCAAGCTAAAGTAGAATATGGTGATGCCATTAAAAGATATGGTACATATAAAGCTTTAAATAGATTGATACAGGGTTCTGCTGCTGATCAAACAAAGAAAGCAATGGTCAATGTATATGATGAATTAGGTGTAATACCTCTTATACAAGTTCACGATGAGCTTGATTGTTCTGTTAAAGACGAAAGACAAGCTAATCAAATAAAAGAAGTCATGGAAACATGTGTAGATTTACAAGTACCTTCAAAAGTAGACGTAGATCTTGGAGAAAGTTGGGGTGATAAATGACCTATGCTAGAGCTAGGCAAGAAAGATATGTTAATACAAAGAAAGGAAAAGCTGCTGCGTCACGATCTAAGTTAAATCATCAAAACAAACTTAGATCAACAGAAGAAGGTAGAATTAAATTAAGATATAGAAAAATTAAATGTGAGCACGGCAAAGATGTAGCAGATTGGTGGTTAAAACAAAAACCAATTTGCTTTATTTGTGGTAAAGATGTGATCTATGAAAAAGCACCTTCAAGGAAGAAAGGCAGGAGTAATCTTAAAGAATTAGTTATTGATCATAATCACAATATAAAAAAATTTATACCTAGACACATGTTGTGTCAACGTCACAACCTTGCATATGGTATGTTTGATGAAAATATAGAACAATTAAAAAGAGCAATAAAATACAAAAGGAGATATGGATGAGTTGGATATGTAAAACACTTCTTGTTTGTTTAAGTTTTAATCCAATTATGGATTATACAAATAATGACGAATTCATAGAACAAGTGCGAGCATGTGCTTTACATCTTAATTCTATGCATGTTGAAGCAGATCGTGTTCCAGTAGATCTTATAATTGCACAAGCAGTGCATGAATCTAATTGGGGTAAATCTAGGTTTGCACGAGAAGCAAATAACCTCCTTGGAATCCGCACATTTGACCCGTCAGATAATCAACTAAAGCCGCTTAATAATCCTAACACGACGTGGGGGCTTAGGATCTTTGAGACAAAGTGCGAATCCATTTCTTATTATATTGATTTATTAAACCATAATCATCATTATTATAAGTTTAGAAGCGAACGAATAACCCAGCATTTTAGCGATGAAATAGACTTAGAAGAATTAGCTATGACACTTGCAATATATGCTGAAGATGTATATTATACGCAAAAAATCATCAGAACAATTAGAGAACTAGAGGCCTATGACAGAGACTAAAAAACCCGGGTACCGTGACCAAGGCAAAGCCAGAGCTGGTAATGTCAAAAGTAATTTTGCAATTAATCCAGAACAAATGGAGTTTGAAAGAAGAAAAGTTCTTGAACAATTGTCTACAAAAGTTGATCAAAAGAGACTTAATAACATGGCTGCAGTTGCAGCTACGGTAGAGCCTAAATATTTTAAAACTACCAATTTAACAAAAACAGGTAAGCCTGCAGAATATGATAGCACAGAAGGTAAAGGTGAACAACGTGAGCCTACTATGCGTATATTGTCATTAGGAGCTGGCGTACAATCGTCTTGTTTAGCTTTGATGGCACAAGAAGGATTAACAAAACATAAACCAGATTATATGATATTTGCTGACACTGGATGGGAACCATCTTTTGTTTATGAGCATGTAGAATATTTAAAGAAAGCAATAACGATTTGTCCTATAATTACTGTGGAGCGAGGAAACATCAGAGAAGACCTCATCAAAGCAGCGAACCCAGAACCAGGGTCTAAAGAAGAGGAAAAGTCGTTTGCTGGTCGTGTACCAAATCCACCTTTGTTTGCTGCACGTCCTAATGGTGGAAGAGTGGGGATGCTTTATAGACAGTGTACACATGACTATAAGGTAATCCCTATTCAAAAGAAAATGCGTGAGTTATTAGGTGTTAAACCTAAGTATAGAGTTCCTAAAGACGTCATAGTTGAACAATGGATTGGTATATCCACTGATGAAGCCATGCGTATGAAAAAGGCTAGAATGCCATGGTTGACATCACGTTGGCCATTAATTGAAATGAAAATGTCACGTGCTGATTGTTTACAATGGTACCGCGACATAAAGAAACATCCTATGCCTGGTAAATCATCCTGCATTGGCTGTCCTTATCATCATAATGATCAATGGAGAAATATGC